AAATGGCTGAGCAAGCTACCAGGGCACTTGTCAATAAGAGGGAGAATATGGCTGTCAGTGTTAATACCATCCCGACAGCGCAAGGGCTAGTGCAGCATATCATTGATATGAAGGAAGGTAACAAGGAGGTTGAGATTGTGACTAGCAGTAAGCATTAATTAATATTAACTTGGAGAATATTATGGCAGAATTAAAAATATTAGGCTTTGAATTGCTACAACCTCATGAGCAGCGGGTAGTAGAAGAATACAAAGAACTGAATGATAGGCATACAAAACTTACATTCTTTACGTCAACGCATCAGTTTCATGTGTTGCAAGATATCGATAAGGAATTACTATTTCAACAACAGGCTATTATGACCAAGTATCTAGCTATCTTGGAGCAAAGAATAGCTAGATTTATTAACTAATAGCATCTTAGCAAGCATAAAAAAGTCCTAGCCAGTACTGATACCAGCTAGGACAGTGCAACATCCTTGTCATTCAGAGCAATCTAGTATCAGCTACTATTCTTCACTCTCAGGTTGAGTGAAATCATTAAGCTGTATCCCACCCATCATATTCTGCATGTGAATGGAATCCTGTGATTTCATCAGCTTGCTTATCCTATTACTTACGCTAACATTAGCATCCTTTTGTAATCTAGCAAAGTATCTATTCCATCCATTCTGCTTACCACCTAGTTTGATATACTCTTGTTGGAAGCTATGCAAGTCATCCTCAGTAAGCTCCTGATTACCAGTTACCTTACTCTTAATAGTTGACCCCAATGCTTTCATCTGGTCATCATGTTTAGCCTTATAGACAGTACTACGATAACTGGCATCAAGAGCAAGAGCTTCATCCATTGGCTTAGCGCCTGCCAGCCTTGTCAGATTCACCATACTCATAAGGTCATTAGCAGCAATCAGTGAACCTTGTCTGCTGGTTGCATAACTCTTACCAGTAGGGCCGAAAGCTTCTAGGACTTGCGCCAAGCCAGTAAGAGGTCTGCTGATTCCGTTATGCTCTAAGCCTTGCAGCAAGCTAGTAGTTACAGAACCGCCTCCAGCAATCTTATCCACTGTATCTACAAAGTTACTAATGAAGCGAGCACCAATACTGACAGCAGGAATATCAGCAGGATTAAGTGGCACCACTGTTATATTCCTTGGATTGACATCACCCCTAGTATACATATTAGTTTTCAAGCCTGGATGAATGAGTCCACCAACATTGGATAGCGCACCATACATGAACCAATCAGCTACATCCTTGTCCATACTAGCATAAGCTTTAGCAAACATGTCAGTATGGTCGCCATTACCAGCAGCGCCACCTACAATATGAGTATTGATAGCTTGAAATGCTGGCAGCCCTGACATGCCATATATGCTACCCTGAGCTGTCATCATCAAAGCTGCACTCTTAGCACTACCATTACTGACATAGCGAAAGAAGTTATTCATCATTGTAATAGTATAAGTTTGGTATAATCCTACAGCTTGACCGATGGGGCCATTAAACATCATTGGTCGCTGGCTAGCAAGATAGATACCATTAGTTCTATTGACAAATGTCTGAATAGCAGATTCGGCAAGCCTCTCTGTGATGATGCCTTGACTGACAGCAATATCAGTAATCTGCTTAGCCACAAGAGCCGCTGTCAGTCTAGTCATCTCCTCAGCATAAGCATTACCTGTCAGCTCAGAACCTCGTTTAAGGAATCTCTGAGTCTTGTCGAAAGCAAGAGTAATCTTACCTTCCAAATCAAGTTGGTATTCCTTACCAGTAAGTGCAAGAGTATCCACAATATCTGATACATCATTCACATGTCTAGTACTGAATCCTCTCTCAGCAGCCCAAGCGCGCATTTCAGGTTTGAAGCTATCCTTAAGAGCATTAGCAATAAGCTTGTGAGTACTGAGATAGCTATGCTGTGTGCCAGGAATGGTGACATTGCCAAGCTGAGCTAGCGCTCCAACCGCATCAGTATTGCCAGCCTTAATCTTATCCAGTAAGAACTGAGTCTCAGGTGCAAGCATGACAAGGGAGCCAACCCTATTATTGATAGCATTAAGAGCATCAAGGCCAAGACCTATGCCCGCAACAATGCTATTAGCCCTTCTGACAAAGGTACCAAGAGCGCCCCTAGGAACCTCATGGTTAGCAAGTGCATAAGCTACAGCATCGTAATTAACAGTATTGATACCCGCATCTTGAAATGCTTTATTAATAGCATCCAAGTCATCTTGCTTAACAGCACTGCCAAGACTATGCTTAGCCTCATTCCATAGCTTACTGACTTGCTTATCAGCCCAGTCTTGAGTAAGCTTCATTGGAATCTTATCAGTATTAGGCATGTCAAGAGCAGTACGGATATAGCTCAGGTAAGGATTATTGCTTTGCTCCTTAGCAAGCTCTCCTGGTTTTTGGAATCCAAGTCTGCTAAGATTCTTATCTGACCATCTCTCTGCCAGCTTCTGGAGTTCATCAAATTCCTTGCTATAGAAAGCACCAAATGTCTCATCAAGAAGATTACGCTCCTGCCTATAGTGCCAGTCCATCAGATGATCTACAATGAGAGAATCCTTAGTTGGTGGCAGATATTCTGATGCTGCCCCTGATCTACCAAGAGCACTATCGAAATAGTTATCAGTAAGAGAATCCCCTCTCTCGTAATCGCCAATAGCTTTCTTCCATCTATCTACCTCCTTACCTGTAACAGCAGCAGGCTTTCTTACAATACCAGCTTGGAATTCCTCAGGTATCAGTGCAAGTTTAGCTTCCAGCTTCTCAGGGTCAGTAGCCCATATCATCTTAGTAGCGCCAGTACCAGTCAGTTGATGGCTATCTGATACGAAAGCATAATATGGGTAATCCTTAAGATTGACAGGCGGGGCATAGATAATATCACCATCATAGATTTTGCCACTATTACCAAGTGCTCTTATTTGCTCAAACTTACTAAGTCTTACCTTATTCAAATCCCTATGCGCTCTGATAAGATTATAAGCTTCCTCAGTTTGGATAGGAATCTCAAGTTTCACATCGCCATTAAGAGCCTTAGTGCCAGCAAGCACTTCATCATAGCTTTCATGTACTAGCTTCATTTCAGTAGGATGCAGCTTATAGCGCTCGCCAGTATTGCCAATTTGATGCATTACAGTAACATAATCCATTGTAGCTTTCTGATTGCCATAAAGCTTATAGGCTACAGGATGCAGACTAGCATTGACAGCATTTTTGGTTTCCTGCAGCGTGCGATGAAAGACAGTACCAATACGCTCAAATACTGAACCTGCTGTCAGATAATTAGAATCAGCAGACTTGAGCATACCGCCGCCAGCGCCAGCTCTTGTTACCTCTCTCATCATCTGAGTTGGCACTTTAATGAGCTGCTTGAATACTGACTCACCAAGTACTGAAGCTACTGCTGTATCCGCTGCTTGCTCATATATCTTCTGCTGTGCTCTGATATTAGCCATAAATGGTATTGCATTAGCAGAATCACCAAGTATTGCCTCAGTATCATATACCAGTTTAAGCTGATTAGGCTGCATTAGAATATCCTGACCAGCTCCTTTAAGCTTACTGATACCATGAAGCTCTTGGTAATCACGTTCATAAGACTGGAGTGCAAATATGTCACGCTCAGGGTTAGCAGTATTTACCTCAGTTCCTCTGATAGCCCCTTGCCTGACATTAGCAATATTGGATATAGCATCCTCTGACAGAGTACCCTCCTGCAAATGCTTCTCAATAACAACTTTCTTGGAGTCAGTTAGCAGCTTGAGCATATCATCAGCGCTAGTAACAACTTGCTCCTTACCTGATTCTGATATGACTCTAATGCTTGGCAACATGGCATCACGCATTTCCTTATAAGCTTTCTCCAGCATTGGAATGTCATACTCTCCTAGTATCTGAGTTGGCTTAAGCATGATACCAGTTTTATGCGCCCACAAAGTGCGAGCATTAGCCTCAGCCACATCAGTAACGGTTCTAGCATCCCATACCTTATTAGGGTTAATGACATATTTGGAATCGCCAGCAATGACAGCTTTATCTTTAAGTACTACTTTCTGACCATTGCCGAGCTTATCCCACAAGCTATTAAATAGGCGAGGTTCAGAGTCAAGCTGACCCATCCTCTCACCCCAAGTATTTAATAGCTTACTGCTATAACGGTCAATGACAGCATACTGGTCATCAGCAATTTGCTTGCCAGCATTGATAGCAGTCTTGACTTCCTCAACTACCTTCTCAGCTTTAGTAATGACGCCTTTGCGGGCCACTCCTACCAAACCATTAAGGTGCTGAGCAATAGCATCCATCTTCTGACCATTCTTAAGCCATAGCATGTTGGTGACTTCATGAATCTGATTAGTAGCTACATCGTCTTCACCAGCAACAAGCTCTCTCCAAATCTGCCTTCTATTGTCATCAATAGCATTATTAGTTCTAGCCTGCTTCTGAGCCTTAAGAGCATTGAGGGCAGCATCGTCACCGATTGGAGTAGTGTCCAGCTTAGCTTGATTCTCAAAACTGACAGCAAGCTCTTCAAACTTCTTGCTACCGACTGAGATACCATCTTGCCATTGAGCACCCATAAGCTTCTTATCAATAACTGATAGCTCCTTAGCAATGCCAACACCACGCACTACAGCACTACCAAGGCCGCCTACCAGACCTGATACCCAAGCGCCAGTATAAAGGTTATGAGCAATATCGCCAGCATCCTGCTCATCCAGTATTGGGCTGGCATTAAGCATTGTCTGCACGCCAGCTTCAAATACTAGGCCCTGAATAGCTTGCTCTCCAGCACCAACAGCAGCAGCCTTAATGAAGTTAGCATTAAGAGCACTGAATACATTACTATTACCAGCCATGGATTCCAATGCTTTCTTATATAGCAGGTCTTGCTTACCGGTAAGAAGGCCAGTAGCCTCACTCATACCAATACCAATCTTACCTGTTTTAGCAAAAGTATCAAGAGCTTTTGCCCCATAGTTATATACTTTAAGAGCACCAAGGCCAGCAGGGATGGAGGATGCTATGAAGCCAGCGGTATCAATACCTTCCTTATGCAAGGTATAATATTGTGCCAAGTCATTATCAAGAGATTGCATCCAGTCATGTGCTGAAGCCTCCTGCATTTCCACTCCAGGCAAGAAGTTAGCAATACTGACTGTGCTATTATAGAGCTGATTGGCTGCACTGACAGTTGTGGCTGCTGTAGTTTTCCAGTCATAGCCAGTAATGCCACCAATAGCAGCACCAATAACGGTACCGACTGGGCCGAAAGCTGAGCCAGCAGTAGCACCAGCCCATATACCAGTACCAGTCCTGACACCAGCGCCTACAGCTTCAAGTGCTGTCATATCCCCACTAGCAAGAGCATGGTTACCAGCAGCTTTTAGGAAGTCATACTCTGGCTGTCCTGGGATACTAGCAACCTGACTGGCTTGACTCTCTAGGTTATTATCAATAGTTTCCATAAAGGTTCCTTATCTTCTAGTAGCATCTTCTGGGTTGCGACTCTCTACCAGCTTGCTAGCAAACCAGTCAGTAGCGCCTGGGGCAATGCCATGCAGAACACTACCTATAGGGCCAGATCTTGTTATCTGGTAGATAAGAGCTGTCTTAACATCAGTAGGATTAGTCATATCAAGCTCGCGCTCACCAATACCTCTAATCATATAGCTATTCATCATAGGAATACCAAAGCGGCTATAGCCCTGTTTAGCATTGTTATAAGTAATAGCCTCTGAATAAAGTCCTGATAGCTCCTTAGCTAGCTCATTCATGTTAACATCTTTAGAAGTCAGTGCTTTTTCAGCAAGAGAGCTTATTTCTTCAAAGCTAGTATCAAGGTTACCTTCTGCTATCTTAGGCGCTAGATATTTACTAAAGAACTTGCCACCCTTCTTAGCAGTAGCAAAGTTAGCAAGTTCAGCAGGTTTAGGCAGTTTGGTCAGATCACTGGATTCAGGATTCATCATGGCCTCAGTGAAGTGCTTTACCACTCTGGAGTCAGCTTCTACTTTAAGCTCTTTCATGCTAATATTAGCATCCTCTTTCTTAATAGCTTGAATCTCCTGTTGAATCTTATCTTGTACTGCCTTAGCAGTTCTAGCTTGTGCTGGCTCCAACTTAGGATTAAGTACCTGCATATTGGTAACAGCTTCTAATGGAGTGAATCCAAATGCTACTACTGGATGCTTATCAGGGGCTACTTTAGCCTGTTGAACTACTGATGCCATAGAATCCCTAACAGCTTTCCAAGCAATACCGTAAGCATCTTGGGGATTCTTAGCTAGTTTGCTGCCCTCTATGATAACTTTCTCTGCATCATAGATGTTATCAGGAATGGCAATTAAGTTCTCAGCACCAATAGATGCAACTACTTGCTTATAGCGAGCAACCAAATCTTTCTTACCTTCTTGAACTGCAAGAGCCTTATCAAGTTCAAATTGCTTCTTAGTAGTGGTAAGCTCATCTCTTAGCTTCTTAGCTTCATCCTTATTACCAGCCTTATCAGCTTTAGCAGCCCTATCTTCCAAATCAAGTATTAGCTTATTAGCATCTTGCTCTTGTTTAGCATCCCACTTGGTTTGGGCGAAATCCATGCTTTGCTGCTTGAAGTCGTTAGCAATAGAGCGTTGCTCTTGAGCTGCATTGAACTGAGCTACATCAAGATTATAACGTTTCTCAGCCATAGCTTGATTAGCTTGGAAGTGCCGCTCTGCTTGAGCCATACTTTGATGCTGAAGTATTACTGAGTCTTGATGCGCAGCTGCTGATATCATAGCTTGATTGCCAGACATAACAGCTTTAAGTGCATCCACGTTAGCATTAATACCTTTAAGCTTCAACTCCTCAGCAGCTTGCTTATTAGCAGCACTTGCTAGTTCCAACTTCTTAGCGGTAATATCCTCATTAACAGTTTCAGATACTATCTTACTAGTCATTACTCCTTGTTGAATCTGCTGATTGATATCATTGATTTCTTGGGTAGCCAGTAATGAAGTCTGGGTAGCAGCATTAGCTTTCTCTGCTACTGAATCCTTTTGGAATTGAGCAAGTAGCCACTCAAGAGGATTATCTAAGAATCCTACCTGACTAAGCTGCTCATACTCTTGTGTAGCTGCAAGGGCTTCATCAGTAGCCTGTGCTTTGGTAGCACTAAGACGCTCCATCCTGTAATTGGCAGCATTAGGGTCAGCACCAAGAGCTTTAGCAAGAACCTTACCGACATTGATAGCAGCATTATCATCCTTAAGTTTCTGAGCTTCAACCTCAGTTTTAAGTTGTGCTGATGTGGAAGCGCTGTCACTAATAGCTTTAGTAGCTTCCTGAGTCTGCATAGCATATTGCCCAAATTGCTGATTCATACCAGCTTGGGCTTCCATCAAAGCATCAATTAAACTTGCCATTGAGCACCTACCTTTGCTACCTTTTTAGCTGCCACTATTACTTGATGTTTCATATAAGCTGACCATACTGCCACTACTGGGCGCATTACTTGAATCATAAGCTTACTAGCCAGAGTGTGACCATGTAACCAGTTAGCAACAAAAGGTATAGCCCAAGAATGGTACCACGCAAACAGCTCAGGATTAAACTCTTTAATAATAGCACCGTATATCGAATCAGCCAGATAAGTATCATCATCCATATATCCTAATTCGTGCATACGAGTGCAGATAACAGTGCCCATACTAGAGCCAGAATCTCCAGAGCCTCCTGAGCTGCCACCAAAGAGGCCACCAATACCTGATAGCAGAGAGTTACTAGCAACATCTTGCAGCACACCTAGGAACTCAGAACCTCCACCTGTTCTTTGCTCTCCTGACACTGGGTCAAAGGTAGCTGACTTAAGACCTTCAGCCATACTACCAGCAGCAGACTCGAAGTTAATATCAAAGATGCTACCAAGATCAGGAGTCTTAACTGTAGGTGTGAAGTCAATGTTACTAGCAGCAGGAGCGCTAGTGCTATCACTTCCAAATCCTTTCATAAGCTTACTGCCTAGCATCAAACCGCCAATACCAAGGGCGGCCATCATTGGGTCAATAGCAGCCCCAGTTTGCTCAGTACCAGTTTGAGTCATAGTGTCAGTAGCGGTAAGCTGACCAAGTGTACCTGCTGCTGCAATCTTCTGGTCAGTAGCTTTATTCTGTTGATTCAAGTCTAACTCAGCAGCTTTAGCGGCAGCAGTAGCACCAAGCTGATTGACATTCTCTTTAGTAGCACTACTATTATATATGCCAGAGCCTCTTTCAGCAGAGCCAATACTTGGCATACCTTGTCTGAACATCAAGTCAATAGCATTTTGCACGGCAGCATTAGTATTAGGAGCAGCCTGACCTAAGATGCTGGTAAGAGCATTAGTGGACGCAGAGCTGGCTGACTTAGCAGAAGTGGTAGTCTTGGTGCCTGTCTGCTTACCAGAGCCTACGAATAGTTGAACAAGGGATGGAATAGCAGACAGGATGCTGCTACCTGAATTAGTTGGTAATGCCATTATGAATTCCTCACGATTATGATTAAGTTATTATCCTATCCTAGTACCATATATGGTTCCTAGTACTGACCATGTTACTAAAGAGTCACCATCTACTGCTGGCCCTGCGGCTCCTCCAAGCCCTCCGCTATAAGAGCCAGTAACAGATGAAGCACCACCACCACCAGCACTTCCGTAGAATCCTCCATTACCTCCTTGTGTCCACATGTAACCGCCAGCACCTGGAGCTTCTAGTGTGCTATTAGCGCCAGCAAGTCCAGGGCTAGAATTAGAGCTAGTACCTCCCCTACCACCGTTAGCGAGTCCAGCTCCAGCGCCACCACCACCTCCTGGCCCCATAGCGCCACCGCCACCTCCTCCACCACCTCCAGCTATTGCGCCATTATTAGTAATAGTAGTAGGAACTCTCACTTTAAGAGCTATAGAACCAGAACCTCCTGGCTTACCGGTAGCAGGGCCAGCACCGCCTCCAGGAACAAGATCACCGCCAGCACCTCCATCACCACCTCTACCAAGTATCGCTCCATTATTAATAAGAGTTACAGTTGAGCCAGTAGGCAGCGTACCAGTATCCAAAGCTGGCACTCCAGCAATGGCACTGAATACCCTAGCGCCAGCGCCAATACTGACTACAGGGTGCACAACACTAATGCCATCCCAACCATTAGCAGTAAGCATATTGGCCACATTGACATTAGCTGTATCAGTAAGTATGGCAAGACCTGAGCTACCGCCTATTGGGGCATTCATCATATGCAAGATGCCAGCCATTACGATACTCCAGCACCAAGTACAATCCAGGTATTAGAACCAATACGTCTTATGGTGGCACAACCCCAGTTACTAATAGTCTTGTCGCCAACGCTAGTAGTACCTGCTAACACGAGTGTGACGCCAGAATCAGCAATGAGGCTAATGCTAGCTGAGCTAATATTGACAACACTAATAGTAGCTCCAAGGGGAAACTTGTAACCGATCGTAGTTTCATTAGGAACTGTGACATCTGCTGTTGTTTCAATGCATTGCCCCCTATCAGTATAAGTAAGAATATATGGAGAATCTTGGATATTAGGCGGAATATCAAGATACTTATCAGTACCAGTTTGAAGCTGCCTAAGAGCAGTATAGATAATACTAAGCTCCCTGAACATTTCAGGATCAGTAGTATTAGGACTGATAGGCAGCCTCATATCAATAGTATTACTTGGTGTAATAAAGTTATCAGCCATTACTTGCTCCTATTTCCTACCTGTTACCATTCTTACTGAATACTAGCACTAATGCTGTAATATGAAATGCCCCTTTAATAAGCAAGCTATGATTCTGACCTATTGATAAGCAATCATACTGTCTGATACCATCAGCTACCTCCTCATGGGGGTCATAAGTAAGATAAGGGTTCTTACCATCTATGCTAGTAAGCACCTTAACTTTAAAATTGGCGTTATCAGAATCAATACTCTCAATAGTGAACCCTTGGATAGCTACAGTATTAGCCCTGAATATCTGATACTTACCAAGCAACAAAACAGCATCAGAATTGTAATCTCCGTATTCCACAATAGCCATCTTAACAGCGCCATTAGCTGCCATTACTGCTAAAGAGTGTCTTGCTGATGGTGCTATGTTCTTATTGACACTCATACTATTATAGGTATCGGTAGCATAAGATTGATATGATACTAGCCCGATATCATAATAGGTTGGAATACTGAATAACACTTCATAACTGACTTCAAATAGCTGCACGTGATCTTGCTTAAGCTTACCCCATCTCTTAAGAGCTACATCATATACAAGAGTATAACGATATAGAGTTGGGCCATAGCTAATACATAGGAACCTTGAAGCCACGAAAGCAAGTCGCACCTTAAGGTTACTAGCTAGGTATTCCAAGCTGAAAGTATTAGTGGCTGTGTCAAAGTCCTCATAGACCCTACCGCCGATAAAGTCACTAGCTGCAGGATGGAGTGTTGTACAGCCTCCAAGAGTTACCTTTAGCAGTCCGGCTGTTGTCCAAGCATAGTTGCTATTATCCTCACCAGTGCTTGTTACTGAAGTTATATCAGCAATACCACTGCCATTGGGGGCCTCCTTGAATAACCAAGGATATTGCACGTTACCGGAGAAGCTGGCCACAACAATGTTACCTTGACAATATACAGCAAAGCCAACACCGACTGGGGACAAGAATATGATATTACCAATAGCAGCAGTCGGGGTACCTGAACCGGCACCTGTAATCTGACTAGCTTTGAAATCAAGCACATCAAGAGCAGATGACCAATACAATGTACTACCATCATGAGCTAGCATATAGTTATTACTAGCAGAAATACCAGTAATTGATGCATTGGTTAGTGGGCTATCCCATTGTATATTAGCAGGGTCAAGCTCTTGGTTAATAAGATCAACACTGAATATGCCCCAGTTAGCATAGCATATGAATGTAGTGCCAGTAACATTAGCAGTTGTAACCTGACCTGATGCTGGTTGACCTGGTGGTGTCACTTCCTTCCACGCCCTGGTAATACTGGATAGCATGTATGTCTTACCTTCCAAGCATATTGCTATAAGTCCTCTGTTACCATCAAAGTCCTTAACCTGAAATACTTTATCAAATGTAAGAACACCATCAACTCCAGCTATAGCATCAACATAAGATACTGACTTATAACCATGAATTGATGGCATTACATTGTGCATATAGTATGCCTCAGGTATGCCCTTATCATTAGCGCCTTTATCAAAAAGACTTTGCTGATAATTCTGGTCTATAGCTGGCTGAATAACAGTCTTACCTTGAAACTTGCTGATAAGAGGAAATTCTTCATCATTAAGGTTTGCTCTATAGTATACCTGAGTCATAGTTATAAGCCCTGTTAAGCTGTTTAAGCTGTTACTTGTCTGAATTGAGCACTGAAGAATCCATCATCATGGTATTTTCTACCTTGACCTCCACCTAGTGCCCACTGTCTACCGTCACTGGATGCAATTACTACAGAGCCATTGATAGCGTCAGTATTACCGTTATTTGCCATATCGACTATAGCATTAATTTGAGAACCTCCCCAACCATCAGCAGTATTCCATGGAGCTGGAATCTTTTGAGCTAGCTGATTAGATGTAGCTGATGCTGAAGTAGCACTAACAATGTTAATACCTTCACAGTTACCGTGAATCCATAAGCCATCATTAGCATCAACTATTAGCCAACCGCCGCCTGTGCTAACCATAGCTTGAAAAGGTAGCACGTACTTGATACCAGTTCTAGGATATGCAGCAGGTGTAGTGTTAACAGAGCCATCAATAGTAGTTACAGAGCTGTTAGTATTCTGTGCAGTAGCACTCGGCTGTGCTGGAGCATTAACTGGAGTTGTAACAGTACCATTGCCACACTGACCATTGGCATTGTAGCCCCAATTATATATAGTACCATTAGGGGCCGCAGGGGTTCCACCAAGAGCTGCTACTGACAGCCAGGTAAAATAAATACTACTATATGAGCCAGCTATAGTTTGGTAACTTGTCTGTTGAGTAGTGCCACCATTACCTATAGTGCCATAGGTGTTCTGACCACAAGCAAGCAAAGTTCCATCTGTCTTAATAGCAAAAGAGCTACATCCTGTTTGCGTAGTTGTAGTCACCATAGCTTGATGCGCTTCAACCTGATAAATACTGGTGAGAGCTGCGATAGCTACAAATGAATGATTAGCTGAGTTATTAGTAGTAGTTCCTATACCTAAAGCACCGTTACTATTATCGCCACAAGCATAACCTTGACCTGAACTGTCAACAATAAGGGTGTGAAGTCCAGAACCGCTAATTTGTACAGCTTTCTTAAGCGGGTCAGCAGTTAGGAAGCCTGAGTTACCAGCAATGAGTGTTGGAGTACTAATGATGGCAGTATTGCTACTAATACCAAGCTGCCCAAAGTTATTAATACCCCAAGCAAACACACGTCCGTTCACATCAATAGCATGAACAGTCTTACCTTGTAGTGTATTAGCATATGTAGGATTAGGGGTAATACCACATTGCTGACCGACATGTAGGCCCACAATAGTATTAGGTAAGCTGTTATAAGTACTAGCAGGCCCTAAGTATGGAATCTTAATCCAAGCATATTGGTCAGTAGTATTGCCAGTACCTAGCAAGCCTTGGGCGCCACTACCAATAGCAAATACATAGCCAAGCTTAGTAAGTGCAAGCAAGGTATTACCAGCAACATAAACCTGAACAAAATAATCTCCTGATGCCATAACACCATTTAAGGCAGAGAAGTTATTAAGAACTCTGGTGCCAAAGGTATCACCAAGGTTATTAGTGCCAGCAAATCTAAATGCTACATCATTACCTCTTACTACAACTTCATGGTTCTCATTAAGCCACACATGGAAAGTTGAGCCAAGGTATCTTGCTTGGCTGCGCTTAACTGGCCCACAAGCAGGATTAGGCAATCCATTATTAGCGAAGTAGCTAGTACCAGAATCAATAAGCCACGGGTATGTAGCTGAAGCTGCTACTAGCGGAATATCACTAGCGGCGACTTCTGGCCCTTTGTATCCTGGGTTATTAGCCCAAGCGGGCTTACCTGAAGTGGCAGCAGTAAGCACTTGACCAGCACCTCCTATTGGCAGCCTTGCAGCGCCTGAGGTATCCTGGAATAGCAAGTCACCGGTAGTGGTAAGCACATTACTACCTTGACTCATAATATCCCAATAGGTAGCATTAGTTGGTATCTGACCAATAACGGAAGCTACCTTACATACATAGCTATTACCATTATAGCTTACAGCTTGGTTCTTGGTATAAGTGGTGGCGCCACTATAGGCCCCTTTCCACACTATAGCAAGCTGCCCTAAATTAAGTGTTGTCATTCATATCTCCTAGTAAGTTAATATCAATTCGCCAGCATTATTAATTGCTAGGCTAGTATTATTTGGTGCAAATGTCCATGATTCGTAATCCTCGGTATCCCAAGTACCAGTACCGTAATCAGCTACTAGATTATATTCTGAATCTTGCCTGATACCTAAGAACATTACCTGATTGACTACAGCTCCTGATATGGAGCCAAGAATAGTAGCAACTAAGTTATCAACATACTGCTTAGCAGTAGCTGATTCAGGGTCACTTGGAACCAGTGGAACCTTAAGTTGCCCAAGACTAGTATCGCCTGAATTCTTAAGGTAGCCTACAGCAGCCAAGTTAAGAGCATTAAGCTGGGTAGTAATGTTACTGAATTGAGCAAGATAGTAAGCTTTAATAGCTCTTATCTCCTCAGCGGTATATGGGCCAGAATAATCGCTAGCAAGAGGGGCACTAGCATTAGCTGCATCAACAATGTATGCCATTAGATTGCTCCTATTTCATTTCTGATAATGTCAAGCCTGTTCTCTTGAGTCATAGCTAGCTGCATTTTATACTCCTCAGACTTACCAATGATTCTAAATATCTCAGCAGCAGCATGAGTATATAGCACGTAATCGTAAAGGTCAGCCATCCAATCAGAATAGTTAGCCAACACGCTAGTGCTAGGTACAGCATAATACGTGATAAGAACATTATCCACCTGCCTAGGAGCTACTATATTAAGGTTACTGCCAAAGCGGTACCAATAGGATTGGTACTCTTGATTATAACCATCGAATAAGTTATCAGGTGCCCGCTCTTTGAATACTAGCTTACCGTAATAGCCTGAGCTAGATTGGATACTGGCAGGTTGACTAGCTAATGCTTCCTCAATCTCCATTATCTTTCTAGCTGATGGATGCATACCAAGAGAAGCTAATGACAACTCATAACGATAATTGTTAGGGTTAGGTTGAGTCAGAGCTTGTAGCTTCTTAGCTAAATCCCTTGGATAATCCATTGCTGAGTGTTCTTTAATGATAGCTCTTTTAAGCGCCAGAATAGTTTCATTAACCAAGTCAGGACGCTTAGTGACAGTAATAACACTATCCTGTAATTCCGCAAATGTTGTCATTAGCCTTGCTCCTTATTTCTTAGCACCTAGTTGTGGCTTAGTGGGAGCTGCTGGAGCAGATGGAGCACTATTCTCAATAAAACCAGCACCTTCCATAACAGCAGGGTTCTCAGCTACCAGCTCATTAACAGTGCCAGTTACCAAAGCTTGCGCTAATTGACTATCCAGTTCAGCTACTGCTGCATTAGGCTTAGTACCCATGCTGGTCATAATGCCTTGTACCAAGTTATTGGCTTGATTAGAGCCTACAATCGTATGCACAACAGGAGCCGCTTCAGTTGTTGGGTCATATTCGCGAATAGAGTATTGGCCTTCGCTGGTAGCTTTAAGCCACTTCTCAAGAGCTTCTTGCTTAGCTTCATCATGAACTATGGAGATGCCGTCTTTGAAACTAACAGTTCCGAGTTCAAGTCCTAAGTCAAGAGACATTACTACACCTCTGTTACCAAAATCATATACTTTTGATGCCATGTTATTTTCCTCAATCATTTATAATAGAGCCATCCTTGGCTATGAATCCTTACTAACTAGCTGCTGTTATACTACTAGGCTACAACAGTACCGGCAGGGCCGACAGCTTGTCTAATGTTAGTCATAACACCACAACCTGCTGGGTTCTTGTTCATAATTGTCAATTCAGACAACAACGAACCACCCACAGCGTCAATAGCATTATCAACAGCAGTACCAGCTTGGTTGTATTCTTCAGATTTAGTCTTACGGCCAATCATGTAAGCGATACTGATAGCTGAGATATCAACAGTAATAGCCAGAGTTTGCCAGAAGAAGTTGGTATTAAGCAATGGATGCTCGATAACAATTAAGTCACCACGAGTCAGATGCAAGCGGCTGAAACGCAAGCCCCACTCAGTTTTACCGTTTTCCATGAAGTATGTAGCATTAGCACGTGCCAATCTGTTAAGAACAGTATGAGCAGTACGACCTACGAATACAACACGTTCCAGAGCAGAACCTGGGTCATAAGACATATCGAATTGAGCATTAGCCCAGTCTTCCAAGTCACCCATGCTAAGAGCGCCAGCAGTAGGAGTGCCAGAAATGGAGCTATTGGCAGTCTTAATGTTAGCAGTAGAATCTTGTCCTGGTAAGAACAGTGATGCAGCTTGTGAATCCTTGATTTGAGCAATCAAGCCATTCATGGTGCGGCCTTGGTAGTTAGCAGAACCGCTAGTGATACCAGAAACGATAGCACCCTTACCAAAGATCATGGATGCTTCAATATCTTTAGCATGGTATTGAGCACACTCATTGCGAGATTTAGCAATGTTAGTATCACCTACCAGGTTTTGGATAGCAGCAACAGTACCAGAGACAGCCCAAGCATTACGGAAAATCTGTGTGTAGTTGACAACACGAATTTCTTTAGTCAGAACTGAGTTAGGTCTGGTGCTAGCATCAGCAAAAGCATTACCGATATGCACGAATACTGGTGCCAAGTTAGCGGTAGCAGTGTAGGCAGTACCTTGACCGGCAATACCAGTACCAGCAGAGTCACCGATGTTACGGGCAACAGTGATGTTAGTGCCAGATACAGCTGTTACTTGAATAATCTCGCCAGCCAATGTGGTATCAACCGAGGAGAATACGTTGGTGCTAGTATTGTAGTAACCAATGAATTTATACAAGCTATTAGGAATAGCCAATGCAGCAGAAGCAGCGTCAACAGCAACAACAGTAGTAGCTACGTTAGTAATAGCTGTGTTGACAGCAGCTTGGAATAAAGGAAATACCAATACTTTGCTGTAGAAACCATGCTCGATCTGGGTAGCAGTTTCTTCTTTCAAGCGAGCTGATAAGCCGAAAAGAGTTGCATCACCTTTAGGCAGCAGATACTGCACCATAGTGGCAAATGACTTTTTGACCAAATCAGAGTTAATAGCAGGGGTAGCGGTAGGATAACCGCCAATGTCAAAAGCGCCGCCGCCAGAGTTAGACAATTGTGGAGAGCCTGAAAAGCCAGGATTAAAAGGGCCATAGTTAGCCATAATATTTACCTCGATAAGTTATTAATAAGAGTTAAGATGGAAACTCAGTGCTAAGCCAAGCGGCCCAGTCCTGTTCTTGTTGGGTATTAGCAATAGTATTAGAATAGCCTGCGGGAGCATTAGCTTTCTTCACCATACCAGGATTAAATGCCTCACCAGCTTTTTCTAAGTACTGGTTAAGCATCTTATTGAGATCAGCTTGCGAAGCATTAGGGAACTTAGCAATGATTTGTGATTGGGCTGCTTTTACTATTGGGGCAAAAGCTGGGTTTGATAGTGCTGGGTTAGTGGCAGTAACATTCTCCGCCAGACCCATGGATTTAATGGTACGTTGAATCTTTTCATCCATACTTGCTTCAGTACTCTTAACAGCAGCTTCAATAAGCTTAGTGGTGGCTACTGCATTTTGTTGGTAGCTCATTCTGTTAACAGCATTAAGGGCTTCCATAGTAGCGGTAACTGCGTCCTCACCACCCATAGCAAGACGTTGGCGGATTTCAGGAGTAACAGCTTGTGAGTAATCAATCTTACCAGCAATCTCTGCTAACTGCGCAGGATCTAAGTTGAAATTGATACCACCTTGGCTACCTTGTTTGTCATCATTCTGCCATAAGGTTTCAAATGGGTCAGGTTGTGCGGCTGGCGCAGCAGGAGCTGGATTCTCAACAGGAGCAGCAACAGCAGGAGCTGGTTGTGTGGCCGCTTGTTGTTGTGTTGATGATGGAAAGATTTTATCTAAAAATGACATGGCTATGATTCCTTATTCCTCAGTTGTTATTAAGTTTTTCTTTCAGAACATAACCCATAAGTGGCCATACTTTAGTAATAGCGTTTTGTCTGGCAATCTTTCTGCCAATTTCTGCATCAAAGTTTTCAGGACTTGCGCAGGCTGACTCGCCAGTCACAGTGAAGCCATTACGGAGAACCAGCACGCAGAAAGTCAGTAAATTAAGGTGCGTTTCATAGCAGAACGTTGGTGACTTGCTTGCTTCAACGCTCACACCATCGCTTGCAGTAAAGTAATATTCACTTGCTATATTCGCTTCAATATCAGCAGGCGTTACACGCGGAGCTGTTAAGCCTTTTTCGATAATTTCTTTTTCAATCGCTTGGTCTGTCATAGTTGTTCCTCAGTTGTTAGTATTGATGCTACTGCATCGGCTCTTTGAAGCATATATTGTAACATGGTTAGCTGGCCCTTGATAGCAGCATCTTCTAAGAGGCTCTTACCAGGATTGGCTAAATCATGTATAATATTAGCTCGTTTCATTGCGCACTCAGCAATATCATTCTGTATTACTGCACGCTGTTCTGCTGTCAGATGGTAGCCTGCTTGCTGCTCTTCATCTGATAACAAGAATTGGGTAAAACTATTAATCTGTATCTGCATCAATCTTACTCGCTTTATTAAATTGAGTGTGAATAAAACCACAATGAGGACAAGTCATGTTATGTAATGGTTTCCAATCACCTATAGTCCACCACTTATTACACACAGTGCACCTGAAGTGGGTTAATGTCTCTACGCTATATAGTATCATTATTGCTCACTCTGTTACTATTATTTTATTGCCAGCCTTCATTCAAAACCCGACCCGAAATACTATAACGCCTGCCGGCATCCGCTATCAATGGACGCTACGCTCAGTCCTCGAAAAACCATGCTTCGCTACGCTCGCATTATTAGTTTTTCTCCGGGCTGCCATTGACATCGGTGCCTAGGCCGGCTTTGGCGTTTCGGGTCAAGGTCGGGTTTTTTCGCTCCCACTCAGTCTGGCCCTGATTCTAATGTCTCATCAACATAACCGCTATCAGCTTCATGCCAACCTTTCTCCCACCACTTATGTAAGCCAATAACTCTCTCAGTCACAAAAGGATTAGAGGTTATTGGCTCCCCGTTAGTAGCAGCTTTGTATCCAAGGTTATAGGCTTTATCAGCATTATGCTTGGCACTACTACTTTGCTTTTTCACATTGGCTCCTGCTGCTCTTGTGGCTGCTCACCTCCTGGCATACCAGCTTCCATAATCTGCTGTATCAGACTCTCTTGCTTCTCCTCTTGCTCACCAGACTTGTCAGCAACAGTGCCATCAGGATTAAGACCATAGTCAGCAGGTACTGGTTGAGGAGGAAATTGCTGTGCAGAGGCTTGCGGATTAGCTTTCACTATCTGGGCTACTGTTGCTTGCCATTGCATTTGAGCTTGCTCGAACATAAGTTGCTCTTTAGGTTTCTCGAATTCCTTAATGTCAGCACCTTGCAACTTAATCATATAGGAGAAAAGACCAGCTACATTATAACCTGATTGCAATTGCTGGCTACTGCCTATGATTTGCAACGCTGTCTGCCACACATCCGCATGCATCTCAGTATTAGCTGGGATAGCACCATCAGTAATCTTGAATTCCCACACAGCTTGTCTCAGCATTAGCGGGTCAACAATCACCTCGTTATCAGTATCAGCATAATAGAGGGATTCATTACCTTGGTATTGCATGATATTGATACCAAGAATGTGCTTAGCTGGGGTGAAGAACTGATCTTCAAGCACAATAGCTGCTGACTTAGGCTTGCTATCAGCATTAGACATTACATCCTGGTATTCACTAAGAGTCTTGTTACCTTTCTGGAACTGACCTCTTTGCGCTTTATTCTGGCCTGCAAGTTGGTCCGCCATCTGTCCTATTAACTGAGTCTCTTGCAAGCTGATACTGGCTTGGTCATCACTAAATGGTATTGGCCAGTAGATTTCATTAAGAGGCACACCTTGATAGGCAGCAGGCTTAATAGGAATCTTAGCAGTAGGATTCTTACTATTAATATTCTTTTCATCCACATAAAGAGGATTGAATAAGCCTTTATCACTAATAGCTCTACGTCTTGAAGCCATTACTGAGTTCATAAGAGCAGATGCCACCTGTTGGAATGGCTTCATATTTGCTGCTAATGACTTAGTTTGATACTTAATGCCATCATCATTGGGGCAAGCAAATAGCACTGGTATCATCTCATGAGCATTAGTTTGGCGCTCAATATAAATGATAGTGCTAAAATTGACTATTAGGAATTTCCATACTTGAGGAGTATTAGGTTGTGGCGCCTGAATACCGAAATCAGCAGGAAGGATACGGGCATACAAGGTGGTAATGATATATAGGCCCTTATAAGCTATCCCGCTATTATTCTGCAGTCCTGCCCAAGAGAACCAATCCATACCTTGTGTTAGTGACTGCACAGCAGTAAGAGCTTCTGGATTCACTTGTGGCACATAGTATTCAGTAAGCATAGTGCCAGAATTAAGGGCAGCATTGATATTAGGGATAATGGCATCCTCACCAAGTTCCGCTATTATCTGCTTAATGCGATTCCTGGATACTAGCTCATGGTAGCCTGCATACTCACCTTTAGTGGCTACATCTTGTGGCAATACTGTGGTATCCCAAAATGTATTATAGAGGTCGAGGCGCTTAATGCTATTACCTTCCCAAATGATATTCCTAGGCTTACCTTCCTTGCTACTGAATTTGAGATCAGTTTCGATGAGAGCGGTATTAGCTTTAGTCCATGATACCTCACAGGCACCAAGACCATATTTGCCGCAGTCACGGAAGAACTTTATCAGCTCAGATTTCCAACGACCTTTGCGCGCTTGCTTATCTAATAGCGCATTCATCTGTAAGGCAGCATCAGCATACTTAGGTGGTGCTACTACTGGGAATATAGGAGTCTGTGAGCAGAATACTTCAGTCATAAATGCTGTCCAAGAGTCTACTTGATCAGCTACTATTGGCACCGTAACATCCTGGAAGCGGCTAGCATCACCTAAGTTATTAGCAAGGCGGGCACGCTGATGCTCTTCTCCTCTGTTATTCTCCCGATAATATTCTCTATCAGCAGACTCAAGTACCTGCCTAATGGTATAAAAATAAGTCCACCTAGTCCTAATATTCCACATATAGGATACCAGAGCTGCTTGCGATTCCTTTGATATTTTTAGTATTGTCTGGCTTGAGGCCATTAGCTTCTCCTAGTATAAGTTACTGTATTATTGGGGCCAAGCTTCCACTCATAGCATGGAGCAAGTTGATGGCCTTCTATCTCATCGAATAGCGGTGAGCAGCCATAGCATTTGAACATGTCAGTAGCATAGTTGATACTAATATCAGTAATAGCCATTTGCTGTTGAAGCCTTAGCAGAATACTGGGACTAGCTTTGGCAGCCTCCGCACTGACTTCTATGTAACCTCTTCTATTTAGTATTGGGTCTGACACTTATTATCTCCAAGTTAAAATTCACAAGTTTCCTCCAATTCCCACACTTCATTGCTGTCACCAGAAGCCATCATGCTATGAATGGTAATCTTATGACTGAATTCAGTAAGAACTTTGGGGATATAGGTAATACAGTCAAGAATACCATCCACATTATTGGTCTTAAGAGCATTGAAATCTATTATCTGCCTACTAGCTAGTGGCCAAGCATCTGGATGTATTAGTATCTCTCCTGTGGTCAGGGATTTAAACATATCCAGTATTCTGCTATTCTTACTGCGGCTGCCGGAATAGATAGGTTCTACTGCTAGTTCATACAGGCCAAGTCTTACTCTATACTTATCCATCCAAAACTTAAGAGAGTATTGATAAGCATTAGCCTCAATACAGATAAGGCTGCATCCCCACTGCATAGCAAGTCTGAGAGCACGCATAATAGTTTCTTCTGGAGAATAACGACCCTCATCAAGAACTCGCACAACAGGCTTACCAGCAATGATGCAATTCACGCTAATTGTTACGCTATCAGAATTAACCTTATCATTAGATGGGTCAATAATAATGAAGTTGCCAGCACTTATCTCATCCTCTCCAAAAGGATACGTAGGAATCTTGCTGATATCAATGTTGTTATTAGCATTAGCTGTCTCGTCATTAAGCACTTCAGCATAGAAGATTTCAGGATGACCTGAATTAGCATCATTACGGTATTCATCTAATAACTGCTTAAGAGGTTTCAAGTCTTCCCATAGGCTAGTTCCGTCAGCAAGGATGCCACCAACAATGAATTTAATCCACTCAGTATTATGTTTGAGATTACGCAGGATACTATGAGGGGTGGGATACATATTAGCTAAGAAGATATATAGACAGCCTTTGTGGCTAGCAGCTTTCATAGCAGTTCCTAACATCCACTGTTGAATACTGGAGCTTACCAATTCGCTATCAGCATCCTCTCTTGTCTGAATGTCATCGAATACCATAACATCAGGACGTTGGTGCTTAATGTTAAGACCGCGAACAGAGCCACCTTGACCAATAGCAGTAAGTACAATATTTCTTCCCTTAAAACCAAAGCGCTTCTGCTCTTGTGTATCCTTCTCAATACCAACACGCCAGTCACCAAAAAGGGCAGTAATATTATTCTCATCAAGCATATCAGCAATGTCACTGATAATGTTCTGAGCATGCGTAGCGGTGGAGCAGATGACAGCAATATGAGTCTTATTGGTAAAGATAATCATCCATAGGATTGCTAGTTTTACTAAAGAGGTCTTAGCAAAACCACGAGGAAAACCTACTGCTATCTTACTGAAATCTCTATGTCTCTGGCTGTAATCCTGTAATAGCTGCCATATAATATGATAGGTTTCAGGATAAGAGTATTCTGTTACCAGAGGGAGTGCAAGCATAGCAAAGAAGTCAAGGTCTTGTCTGGCTAGTTCATATGCTTGCTGGTGGTCAAGAGCTGTCTGACCTACCTCTTGGTAAAGGGATGGGAGTTGGCTGCTCATTTGATTTGGTTCCTATTTCCTGTTTCCGATAAGCCTATTAGTAACCAAGGTGGCAATCTCAGCAATGGCTCTTATGGGTCTTGATACAGAGCTGATAGCATCTCTCGTTACGTTGACCGTAGCAATGAGGTGAGATGCTGCCGCTGGCTTCTGACTATTATCATTGCTCTTATCACTGCTAGATTGGCGCATATTGCTCTCTCATAGCCATCAACATAGCCAATGCTGCACTATTCATAGCTTTCTGAGCAGGATGGCCAGTCGATTTGCGGCTATTCATAATAGGCAATCTTACTTGGTCTGTGACTTGAGTGGTTGAGTTTCTGTGTTGGGTCATCTGAGTGTTCATTACTTATTACCTCCAATTGAGAGGATTGCATAGTTAGTAGGTTCTTATCACCAGCTTGCACTATTTGGTTATTAATATCTTTAACATATCTTTGCATTAGCTGGGTTGGTAACATTAATTGTACCACAGTCTGATTAACAGTTGTAATATTGTTATCACCGTTAGCGCCCCTTCTTTTGAGGCCATTAATAGCTACCAAGTTCCTGACTTTCTCAGTAGTAGTTTTAAATGCTAGCGGGTTGTTGTCAATATCACTTTCAATCTTGCCTAGTAACTTATCCTCAATAGCGTCATAACGCTTATCTCTTGCTGTTGCTTCAGTCAGGTTAGCCAGCTTATATTCTTGCACTTGAGCTTTGAAAGTATCATCAGATAGGAGTTGGCTGATGTAACTGGGGTCGCATCCTATGGCTGAAGCTACTCTATGGGCTTCAATTCCTTGACCGAGTAATTTGCAAATTCGGCCTTGGACGCCTTCAAATTCAGGGGTTTGGGTTGGAATTGTGGCTTGGCTCATGGTGGGTGTCCTTTCTGACTAATTATTTTTTTAAAGCTTGTTGCTATTATATATAAGGAATAGCTCCTGCCAGGGGAGTGCGGCAGCCAAGTGGGAATCCCTAATACCAGTAACATCATTGATAGGGCTAATGCTAATAGCAAAGCTAGAGATGCTCATGAAAAAGTTTAGGAAAATTTTGCTGGATCAATAGGAGGGGGAGCGGCGTCAGGACTAAAAAGGCTTCCGCCCCGGTGGGTGCTATTAGCTTGATGATGATAAGGATGATGCTAGTATTTTGTGAAGTAGTTCACATTTCTGATAAATAAAGGTTGATGATGGTATTGACAACACTATAATGAAGGCTCTTTTATTTTTCT